GTCAGCCGAGAGTGCAGGAGCCGTTGTGAATCTTATAAGATTTGTACCTCCTACTATAGCGTAGTCTTCAGGGTCTTGTACTAAACCGTTAACAGTTACTAAGTAAGAAGATGAATTACTGTGGTTAGCAGCAAAAGATAAAATAAAGTCTGTCTCAGAACCTGTGCCTGTGTGGCGGGAAACTCCGGGTGTTGCTCCTGTTCCCAATGTCGCTTCGTCTATTGAATTAGAAACATACGACCTAGATGATACATCTGACGGACTGAGTGCTTCACCTATATTCGTCAGACGGTGGTTGTTCATATCAACATTAGCTGATAAGTTACTGCCGTCAAAGTGGTCGAGTCCTAATCCATCAATGTAAGCACGGTCTGCAAAGTCTTGAGTATCAACGTAGCTTTTTGTAACAGCATCTTGTGCGTCCGTTGGATCACCCAAGTCTGTTATCTTAGCACCATCAGCATCGTAGTTATCTGTACCTTTCTTTGTAAGCTGCTGACCTCCTGCACCTTCCGCTGCTTCTTGTGACAGATAATAGTTGTGTAAGTAAGCACGATCTAAGTCTGTCTCTGTAAGCACTGAACCATTCTCAAAGTCTACGAGAGCTTCACTAGAGGAACTGTTTCTAACAATATTGACAGCGTTACCTACTGCTACACTGCCTGATGCTATAACAATCTTCTGAGGAGATGTAGAGATAGTGTAAGCAGAAGTAGCAAGCTTTACTCCTTGTACATAGACATCAAGCAAAGCTACACCTGTGTTGTCAGATAGATACGGAAAGGAAAAAGAGAAGCCGTTAGCAACTTGATCGGATGTCGCTGTGTAGTCTTGGTAGGAGATAGCCATGATTATGTATTTATATTATTGTCTATTATTGAAGGAGTTCAAGCTAGTTTCTGAAAGGTAGCATTATTTCTTCAAGTTTAGAAGGTACTTGGGTCTCTTTGTAAGCCTCTAATGGAAACTGTTTTTCTGGTAAACTTAACTCAAAATCACGCTGTTCCTTTAATGTGCGTTGTGTTTTAAAACTTTCTTGGAAAGATTCCTCAGCTTCTATTTCTTCGTTTATTATAGGATATTCTTCTTTAAGTTGATCTAAGGCCGCATCTCTATAGAGCTTTAAGACAGCACGAACATCATTAACTCTGTCGTCTTCTTGTTCTCTCCCCTCTGGAAGCAGTGTTTTAGGTGCTACTTTTATTTTAGGAAACTCCCCTAAAGGGTCTAAAGTGCGATGCTTCCCTTGACCTAAAGCGACTATAGCTTCTTTCATAGTCATTCCTTTATTAGAAACGTTGTTAAACATATCCATCTTTAAACCATTAGCTAGCTCCTGCCACCTATCAAAAGCATCTTGCTGTGTTTCAGGATGTATAATTTCCTGCAAGTCCATTCCGTCTAATTTTGAAGTACCGCCATTGAAGTGACCTGTAACGCCTAGTTCTATAACTACAGCGTAAGCTGCTTCAGCCACTCTTTTTTGGTACTCCTCTTCAACATCTTCCTTTGTTACTTTCCTGTCGAGCCTTGCTTTCAACTCTGTGCGTATGGTGTTCCTAGTAAATTTAGGTATATCTATAGTTCTAAAACCAGTTACATCATCTACTTTAACATACTTTTTAATAGAACCTTTCTGAGCTTCTGCACCAAAAGGAATAAGTACACCTAGTCCACCTATCCTTTTACTTTTAAAACCTCGCTCTAAAATATCTCCAAATATATCACGCATAGGAGGGACAGCTTTAGATAAACCGTTAAGCCTTCTAGCTATAACTTGTAACAAAGTGTTGTTTTCTCTAATTACATCGTCAGACATATAGTTTAAAGCGTTTAATCCAGAGGGTACAATTGTTCCTGCCAAACCTTTTAAAACCCTAAAAGCCTGAGTTTTTTGTGCCTCTTCATCCGAGGTAGCGTGTGTTATTAGTTTTATAGCCTCACCTAAGTTTTTATAGTAAGACTTATTGGCGATGTTGTTACTGAGTGCTAGTAAGGTAGCTTGCATTAAGTCTCGTGCTTCTTCTCGCTGTGCTACAGTACCGTTGTTTAATGTTTTAACATCAGCAACAATGCTTAATATTGTATTGAGAGGTTCTAAAGCTTGTAAGTTTATAGCGACTTTCTCTCCTTCCTTACCTAATCTAAGTGTATATTCACTTAAACCTGTTGCCGCTTTTATATTCATCTTGGTACGCCAGTCTTGGCTTTCCGTACCTACAAACTCAAACACATCTTCGTATCCTTCTGCTAAACCATAAGCTGCTAATAAAATACCTGCACCAATAATCTGCTGCCCTTTAGCTCTAGCAGCTATAATAGGATCGTCGCTTTCTAAATCTTTCGTTGTTTTAGTCCAAAGCCTGTTAGCTATTTGTTCTACATTTAAAGACTTCACTCCCGGTATTTTATTAGCAGCAACTGCTACAGTTTTTAACATATTAGTAGAAGCGAAGGCTTGTCTGTGTATGTTTCGGCCCGTCCTCATAAAAGGGTTAAGAACTACATTAAGTATTGGGTAAGTTTTAATAAAAGCTTCAATATGTTTCCCTCCTTTTTCTAAAAAATTAGGATCAGCAAACTCACCTATTTCTTCGGTAAATGTCACTTCTTTTAAATTTCTGTCTACATAATTTACAAAATCACTTGTGTTTTTATCCCAGTTGTTCTTAACAAAGTTATCAATATAAGAAGCTAAGTTCTCAGCAGCCACTCCCTCCTTTTTAGCCATGAGTAAAGCTTTTCTTCTCACTTGATCTTCAGTCATCAATTTACCTTTATTCTCAGTAAAAATCTTACCAACTATATTATTATAGTAATCCTGAAACTCTCCTACATTCTTCCCTTCATTACGTGCTTTAACATAATCCATCTCAGCTTTAGCTCTCGTCATAGCGTGTGCCATGTTTAATCGAGTTCTTACATCAATAGCAGCCATACTCTTCCCCGGTATATCTACAAGCTTTCCTACGTTTTCTACAGTAGTACCTAAGCCTCCTGTAAGTCCTGTACGCTCCATAGAAAAAGCAGACTCCCCTACTCTTTCGTAGTGACTTCTTAAATCAGAATCACCTGCACCCCTCAGAACCTTCATGGCTTCTTTATTGGCTATTTCTGAATAGTTTCCGTACATACTTAAAGTTCTTGCCCAAAACTGACCTGCTTCTAAGTACTGCTGTTTAGTTAAACCGTTTCGTGCCCAATCTGGCGTAGCTTCCATAACTTTAGCACCAATCAATCCCGCATACATATGGTACTTAGCCATCACAGTGTTTGATATTAACACTTTAGCGTGGGTGACAGGATTACTTAACATATGAGCGTAGGCCACATCCCCGCCTATATCCCTAGATTTAAAATATTTAGAACCTAAACCTGTTTCATCCGGTTCGTAAGGTGTTGCTAATCTTCTCTTTGCTGCAGTTTGCCAAGTATTTTGAAACATCTTTTGTTGTTCCACTAGTATTTGATGTACTTCAGCCGTATCGTCTGCTTGCTGTATTGTCTTTATCAGTTTCTTTACAACAGCTATATCTCCTAAAGTCTTTAGTTGTTCATCAAACTCTTCATCTGTAAGCTCCTTGGCTGCCTTAATATCAGATACTAATTTACCCTCAAGACCCTCTAGGATTTCTTTTTGTTGAACATCTAATATATCTTTAGTGTACTTCCTAGATTGTAATAAACGCCCTGCTTCTGCACCAGCTGCCTTCCATGCCATTTGTTGTGGGATAAGTTTTAATATAGCATTACTAGCTTCCTTAATAACAGTCCTATCGTTTACGTCTACATTGTCTAACAATTTTATTAAATCATCGTATCCCTGTACCATTACAGCACCATTAGCTGCCATGTGTATACCTAGTTGTTCAATAGCGTCTGCGACTTCTGCGTTATCAGTTACTTGAGAAGCTCTCATAACCAAAGCGAACTCATCACTAGGGTTACGGCCCAACCGCCTATTAAGTTCATTTTGTACTTTAGAGAGATACTGAGTGCGACCTACTCTTCCTCCTTTAACTTTTTCTAAATCAGTAGCTATCGCTTTAGTAACAGAATTAATAAGCCTTTGTTTTTCAGTATCGTCTGTTAACAACCGAGCTTTTACTTCATCCGCTTTATCGCTTATTTTGCCCGTGGTAGGATCGACATCTCTAACACCTCCTCCAGATAGAAAATCATCTACAATAGCTTCTGCTTCTTGTTCACTTTTGGTGACCTCCTTAGACTTAGGTTTAGTTGAAGGCACCTGTTCTCCTATGTCTATTTCTTTAAATATTTTAGCAGCACTTGTTTGTTTAAAAGCTTTAGCAACTTTTCCGATTTCTTCTGCTTGTTTAAGTTCTTCTTCTGCTAAAGTGTCAATAGCTTGTTGTAGTACTTTTTCCTCGTCGGGTTTAAGTTTATTTATTTTAGCTTCAATGGTTTCTATTTCCTTTCGAAGCTTTATGTTAACACCGCCTTTTTTCTCGCTGCGTTGTACTTCTTTTTTCGCTTGCTTCAGTTCGTCTTGTAATACTTTCCTAAGCAAAGGAGCAGCTTGGTCTGTTTTAGGTTTATAATGTATGTTTACTACTTCGCCTATTTTACTTAAACTTCCTCCCGTAATACCCCCTAACCCAGTGGTTCCTAAAAACTCAAGAGCACTAAGGTCTTCTCTTTCTCCGTAGAGTTTCTCGAAACCTTGTTGGGTAGATGCAAACACAGCTCCTGTTATGGCACCCTCTTTCGCTCCTTGCTTTACTAACGCTTTACCAGTTAGACCTGCACCTGTTTTAAAAGGCACCATGTTAGCAACGCCTGATGCAATTACTTCACCCCACATAGGTTTCACTTGTTCACCTGAACCTATACGCATTTGTTGTGCGACTGTATTAAAGAAAGCACCGCCACTAAAATTAACACCAGCCCACAAAGCTTTTGTAGCAGGGTCTGGAGACATCAATAAAGGAGTAGATACTAAACCTAAACCTAAACTACCCACTACTTCTACAGCTGTAGGGTTAGCCCAGTCAACAAAGTCAGCGACATCGGCAGCAAAACCTTCGTAAAACGGATTAGGAATGATTCCAGCTCTTATAAGTTCTATTCTTTCTTCTTCCGCTCTCCTTAAAGATTCAGCAGAAAAAGGGTCTCCTTTAGCTAAGGTTTCCGCTATGTAATGATTCGCAGGACTCTCTGGAGGTAACCCAGTTATTTGGGTCGCTCTCTCTAGTATCCTCTCTTCAGGCGTGTACAACGACCTAATACCATGTTGAGGCAGCGTCGTTGGAATTTGAATCTTAGCCTCTCTAGGTGTAGCTTTTCCGGGGCGTAATCTTTGAGGCATTTGGCCTTCAGGTGTAGCTTCTATTTGCTCTTGCCTAGTGATAGGTTCCAAAGGTTTTACGGGTTTTAAAGTAGCTACTCCATCAACACCTGTCATGCGAGCTTCTGCTTCTTTTAAGATAGGTGCAGTAACTTGTTCGGTAAGTTTTTGCTTCTCCTCTTCAGAAAAACCTTTAGGTGTAATCTGTGGGTTTTGCTTTATAACTTCTTCAAGTGGTATATTGTCCTCTGTAGCCATAATAAATTATTTCCTAAAACGCTCGATCCCAAACTCCTTTGCTCGACGTTGCTTCTCTTCAGCTGATAATAAACCAATGGATAAACCGTAAGAAGAGTTAGCTTCTTTAATAGACTCCTTTTCCCAATTAATAAATACAGCGTCAGCTATGTCTTGTTGTTGGTCAAGAACTTTAGCAGCAGCTTGAGCAGGGGTCATATTAGGGTCTCGCTCGAAAGTCCTAAAAGATTCAGCAAAAGCTCTACGTAGTTCTAAATTAAATTTATTGTATCTCCTATTAACAAACATCTTAGCTGCGGAGTCTCTTCCTGTTTTTTCTTTAATAAGTTGATAGACTGAGTCGTTACCTAATTTACCTCCAGCAAGTTCTGTAGCTCCTAATTGAGTAAAGTACCCCACATCATAAGTAGCTTTATTTACTTTTTCTCTATTAAAACCTGTTATTATTTCTTCATACTGACTTGATAATTTATAAAAACTATCTGTGCGATATACCAAAGTATCAATATCCCTAGAGTCTTCTATTTTCTTTAACAGCCTCCTTCTGTCCGCTGCTGTTATACCTCCATTATTAGGGCCGTCTAGTGCTAACGATTTGACTTGCCTAGCTGCTACATCTAAATCCACCCCTTCGTCGATAAAAGACTCTAGCTTAGTAACAACAAGTTGGGAGGAATCGGTAGAAGGTGCATTCATATCCTTCAACATTTTATCAAAGTTAGCTAAAGCTTGTGCCTTGAAACCACGAGGTGAATCTTTTAAGTAAGAAGTTCTTATGCGTAATGCTTCATCCGAAGGTACAGTTTCCCCTTCACCTCTAGCTGTTTCTAATAAGTCAACCACCATGTCGGTAGAGCTATCAAAAGCTGCTTTCAATTTTTTGGATTCTTTCTCTTCTAGTGCACTTCTTTGATCTTCTACATAACCATAAAAGTCGGATATAGCGTTTCCTGTTTCTTCGTCTGCAAACTTTACTCCTCCCCCTAAATCTAAACCTCTAAGATCGTCTAAGAAGTCTGTTACTTGTTTAGGTTTATATTTACCACTCGTCAGTCCCTCCTTTAAATCTTCCTTTATCAAGTTGTCCCAAGCAAACTTACGGGAGCCTTTAAATATTCCAGCGGGGTGGTTCAACCAAGTTTTAACAGCTTCATCGTTTACATCCAACTCTCCGCCAATCGCTAAAGAAATAGAATCTCTGCCTAAATCTAACCAACTGTTCTTACCTATCTCAATATTGCGAGCATCTAGCCTGTCTTGTGCTTTATCAATAAACTCGTCTTCAGCTTCCATTAAAAACTTTAAAGCGTGATCTCTGACAAGTGGGTTCTGTAATTCTATTCTTTCAAGAAACTCTTCTCTTTTCTGTAAAGCAGTAACAACAGGGTCTTCAGTCGTTTGCAGCACTGTTGGATCAAGGAGCATAGCTCTGTAATCTCTCTTAGCTAAAACCTCAGCTTGTGCTCGTAACGCTCCTACCTCTCGTATAACATTAGCCTCATCAGGTAATTCACCCATCTCAGCTAACTTACGTGCTCTTTGTTTTAACTGCTCGGACACACCTGTAGGGTCTAATTGAAA